CCACCGAGATACGGTTCATATCCTTTCCTTTTAATTCTTCTGCTGACATAACTATTTTAATTGCCGCCGCCTTATCGTCTTTTGCAACCACCAATTTGGCTTCCATAATTAATTCTTCCATCTTATCCTCATCTTCTCTTTGTTTCTTTGTAGGTTCCTGTATTGCGGCTACCCAATATAACATTTGTTCCTCCTCTTGGTTAGTATTTACCAAACGCATTATCTGACTTACTCTTGCCACTAAACCTGCCACGCTTCACAACCTCTGCCACTAACTTCTTATGTCGCCCACAAAATAATATCCCTCCTATCTCCCGTGTTGCGGGTCTGCCACAATGACATCTTTTTTCCTTAAAGTAATTCCAGTCCATCACTTAAACCCCCACAATATTGACACCTGTAAAATTGATGCACCTAACCAATACAACGCCTTCGCCCAGTTCTGTTCCCTTAGACACACGCCCATAATCACGATGTAGGCGAGTAGTAGGCATTTGATTAGTAGGTTGCTCATTTGCCCTCCATTCCGTCGCACTTGGTTTTAAAATTACAATACTGGCACTCTTTTCCAGCATACACTCTTGGGACTGCTGGAGGCAACTCTTTTCTTTCCCAATAACCCCTTAATGTTTCTAATTCTTTCTCCACTAACGGAATCCATTTATCCAAATCAACTTCACATTGTACCGACGCCAAACTTTTAGTGTTAATAAAGAACAAACTCGACTTTAGTTTATTTTTAATTTTGGCATACAACGCCGTCTGCATACAATTATCAGGTTTCTCTACATTGACATCAAATCCCTTTGTTTTAATATACTTGAATGCCCAATCACTTACCGATTTTATGTCCAACACTTCATCTGGTAAATCTATATCTATGTAACCCTTTATATCATCAGTTTCAATTAACACTTCAACGCATTTAGGGTCAAATAGATTTTGAACATAGGTGTGAATAACATTACCAACATCAAACCTTTTAAGTGCATCAATGTCTGGCAAATTTGTTTCTGGTTCATTCATTCTACTCCATATCTGTGCCCTCATACATTTTCCTAATTTGCTAGGGCTAAACTTTCCGCTCCTTTCTCGGCTCTTGCCTTCCTCTTGTTTCTTGAGCAACTCTTTTTCAATTAACTTAGCGATGTCAGTCATTTGTTTCCTTCTCTAACGATTGTAATTCTCTCCGTTCCTCGCCATATTTACCTGACCTAATTTCTAACTCCTCCAATATCTTGTCCTTGATATAGGGCATTAACGGGGCAACATTCTTTTCAAATTCAATTAACTCCCAAACTAATACCTTGTTCAGTTCTTCTTTAGCCCTATTAATCGTCTCAAGATATTCGCAATGTTTTTTGTTTAGTGCCTGATATTCGTCCCAAGCCTGTATTTCGTCGTAATTTATTTTTACCACTTCAACGCCCTCCCCAAATTAAATGGCTGACTAAAACCACAATAAACGCAATTAATATACTGCCCAACAGACCAATTGCGTTCCATACTTTATTTAAGTCGGAATAGTAATCTTCAATTCTGGTCACTTTACCCTCCTGTTGTTTAATACACCATTTTTATTATCCCAATAATATTTGTGTGAATATACTCTCATAATGTCATTGTGTTTTGTCCTTCTATCGTGCCAGCAAGTAGTGTGGCAAGTGTCGAAGTCCCAACTCCCCTCGTAATCCATATCAAGCATACCTTGGGCAATTGCCCCTCTGTGTGTGTAGTCAATGCAATTAACGCAATGGTTTTTAATATACCTCCTTTGCAGTCCGCCACTAATTGCGTGCGTTGTTTTTACTATTCCCATATTCGCCCCTTCCAAATTAAAATCCGCCTGGGCAAACTCTTGCGAGTCCAGCAAATTGGTTATTGCTGAGGCGGATATTGCTTGTTTTATATTATGCCCGTCGGTAGTCATTTTATTTTCTTTTGTTGTGTAACATTATTTGTAGTTTACCATAAATTAAAATAGTGTCAAGACTTTTTTTAGTTTTTTCCCTTTTCTGTTTCTGCTCCGTTGTCAATAATTGGCGAAGTAGTGTCACACATTCGGCAATAGATTTCTTTGCCACCCGTCTTTTTGTTGCGTCTAACATAAGCCCCCTTAAGTCTGCATTGTGGATTAGTGCATATCATTTTTTTATCCTCCCTTCTAGTTTGTGGTACTTAATAATGTAAGCCCTAGTTTCTAGTGGCTTCCGCCCCTTTACTAAATTACCGATACCGGCATTGTAAGCCCATAATCTATTGTCCGTAGTGTCCGCCCTATGATAGTATTTTAGCATTCGTGGTATTTCTATATTCATATACCAATTAGCCACGACTAACGCCACATCCGGCTCATACATATCCGCTAGCGTGTAAGCACTCTTAAAACGCTTATTATAATCCTTAACTACGCAATTCAAGAGCTGGTACTTGCCTACCGCTCCGCTTGACTTGTTATACGCCTCCGGATTGCCTCCACTCTCTATGGTAGCAATGATTGACATATCCACGCCACAATGCCCCAATTTTGCCCACAGAAGCCCAAAAAAGAGGGTAAAAACTGCCACAGCTAAAACATAACGCCAGGTATAAATTGATCCTCCCTTTTTAGTGTTGCGGTTAGCTATTCTTACAATTTTTATCTAACTCAAAATCTGTTGAGCAATTCTCACAATGTCCTATGATGCAACCGCAATCTAATTCATCGCTTGTAACACTCTGCCCACAATTTGGGCAATCTACTTCGGTATAACCGATAATTTCGCTCATCTTTCGCCCTTTCTGCGGAGTAGTCCGCTTAATAGATACAAATTGCTTGAGTGTAGTTATTAGCCGGTATAGCTTCAATATCGATGTAAAGGCTTGCTCCTCTAGGGTCAGTTTGAAAATAAACATACATTTTATGGTTTTTAGTGTTTAGTTTTTGGTCAATTAAATAGGCGTAAATTTCACCTTCTTTTTTTGTGCAATCGATTTCATACATTACTTCCGCAGTTACTCCGTCTTTAAGATTATCAGCTATTTTATCATAATCCCCATTACAATTCGCAGTATAAATCTTGTTTAATTCCTCCCCTTTACGCCTTAGCCAATTGTATTGGTTCTTGGTTATTCCTAAACGCTTGCAAGCCCATTCCCTGTGCTCGTTGTATATTTCTCGCTCTAGTTTGGTAAACATTGTTAGCCTCCGTCTTTGTGGTGCTTGGGGTTATTCAATAGGTAACTTTGTTTTATCGCAACTAGGAAATAAAAATTTTTTACCAATTCTCTGTGTAGTGTTCCATTCCTCATAGGTAAATTTTGCGTTGCATTTTTTATTATAGCAATATAGTTTCTTACAACGCTCTGGAGACCGTACACGCTTTTGTCCGCACTTGGGGCATATTTTCCAGGCTATTAAAAACTTTCCCATTCTTCCACCTCCGCTTTATTGGTTATCTTCATCTATCCACCTCCGCTTTACTGGTTGGTTGCCCGTTCCCCTTAATCCTCGAACTCGTCAATAGGTAAATTATTCTCTACGCATATCTGTTTGATATAGTCGTTAATTTCTTTAATCTTTAAGCTGTCAAAACTTCCTCTGATATCCTTCTCGCTTCGGTTCTTTAAGATTCTGTTCTTTAACTTTAGCACTCTGAAAATTTCCTTCTTTACTTTATCCATTTGTTCCTCCGTTGTTCTGTTCCCCTTACAATCTAAATATAACATATCTGCGTAATTTGTCAAGTATTATTATTTATATTTATTTAGATAGATTGGGTGGACTCTATTGTCCGTCGAGTACTAAGCATTAAGGTTAAAGATAATAACTAAAATAAATATAATTAGTTTAAGTTATAACCTATAACCTTAGTCTTTAGTCTTTAATCTAGTAGTCTATTTATCCTTAATTATATAGTTACGTTATAAGTATATAGGGTTAAGGTTATAGGTTAATAGTTAATAAGTTAGTATGTACACTAATATTTTAATTAGTATTAAGGTTATAGGTTATAGGTTATAGGTTAATTAATTATAATACTAATTAGATGTTAGGTTATAGTTTTAAGGTTAAAGGCTTAAAGCTTAAGGTTTAAGGTTTAAGGTTATAGGTTAATGTACCTGTATATGCTTATATACATAGTCCAATAAAGTATGCCCAGCCAAAATTGATAGGTAGGAGGGGTGTGCAAAGTATGATGTGCGAAATCTGCAACGAAATGAGGGGTATTCAAAAATGCCACATAATTACTAGGAAACTTGACTTTCTCTTGAAAGATGTTATTAAATTTAATATTTTAGAATTATGTCCAAATCATCATTGGGCATTTGACCACGATTTACTTACAGAAACAGAATATAATCGTATTCAAGGCAGAATTAGGCATATGTTAAGAATACTAGAGCATAAAGTGCTGAATTGGCGCTTGCAGAAATCACCTGAAATTGATAACATTGTTGATAAATTAGTGTCTCATAATTTCAAAATGATAGCTAATAATAAAACTATTAAAAATAGAATATTTAAGGAGCAAGAGTGCTTACTAGACGAAAACAAGAGTTTATAAGTCATTACATAACCACTAAAAACGCCACTAAATCGGCTGAATTAAGCGGTTACAGCGCACGAACTGCATATAGTCAGGGTTCTAGGTTGTTGAGTAATGTTGAGGTAAAAAACGAGATAGATAAGCAGAGCAAGGCGATATGTGCTGAATTAGAGATAACCAAAGAACGTATAATGGAAAACCTTTGGAAAGATGCGCTATCAGCACAGCGACCGGCGGATAGAATAGCAGCCAATATGGCTTTGGCTCGTATCCGTGGGGATATAAGAGACCAGACGACTACTAACGTGGGTATATTCGGGTTAACACCTAAAGACGTTGACTCGTTACCTAGTGTAACACCAACAACACCAAGCATTAGCAGCAATACAGCGTAATTAACATAATATATCTTATAGGAAGTAGCTGTTGTATATCATTGATTTTGTTGGGGTTGTGTAACTAATAAAAGATTACTTACTTGGGCGAGGCAGGGCAACCCCCCCGCCACACCCTTGTAGTAGTATAAACCCAGACACCAATTTTCTCATAATTTTAGGATTTTACCTAAGGAGGATTATGAATCTTCTACAAAGTGCTAAAAATGGAACCCGTAGAGTAGGTCAAAAAGATTTAATTAACCATTTGGAAGGTAAAAGGGTTACGCAACGCCAAGCAATTAGAGCTAAGTGCTATGATTGCAATGGGATGGGTGAGGATGACAAGTGCGACAACAAGGAGTGTGCCTTGTCTAGCTACTCCCCTTATGCCGTTAAGTCCCAGAAAGCCTCGTAGCGAGCCTCTGGGGGCAAAATAAGGGCATTGTAGGTGGGTTGGACAGAAGTGGCTTAAAGATTCTACAGCGGTTGAGTTTTGTGCTTGGCATATTGGAGTTGACAGATTTTAGGGGGACTATTTGGATAAAGAGCAAATTTTGGCACTCAGGAAACTATTTGAAGGTTCGTTCTACGAGTTCGTCAAATATTTCTGTGCTGAGTATTTGACGTCCAGTATCCCCCAGTTCCACAAAGACATCTACGCCTTGCTACCAAGTGTGCCACGGATAGCCTTAGCTTCACCTAGAGGACACGGCAAGTCGTCCATTTGTTCCGTTTTTTACCCTTTGTGGTTAGCCTTATTCGGTAAGCGTAAGGATATCACCATTATATCTGCGTCCGAAGGGCTAGCAATTGAATGGTTGCGTAAGATTAAACGTGAACTAGAGGTCAATCGAAGGATTATTGCTTTCTTCGGGGAGCTAAAGAGTGATAAGTGGACAGAAAACCACATTATACTTAAGAACAACCAGCGAGTCAACATACGGGCGAGGGGTGCAGGTTCTCAGATACGAGGTTTCCGACCCGACTGTCTCGTCTGCGACGATTTGGAAACTAATGAAAGTGTTGAGAGCGAGGAACAAAGGAAAAAACTTAAAGATTGGATTTTTAAAGACTGCCTCAATACCCTTATGCCCGAAGGACAGTTTATCATCATCGGGACTATAATCCATCCATTGAGCGTTTTAAGTGATTTGCTTGTGGCAGACAACGGTTGGGTCAGTAAGAAGTATCAAGCCTACATAGATGGCAAGCAAGAAGCGGGCAACGAGTTGTGGGGCGAGTTATGGTCTCACGAAAGGTTACAGCAACGTAAGCGTGAAATAGGTTCTTGGGCGTTTGCGTCAGAGTATATGAACAATCCTATCTCTGATGAGACTGTCCCGATTAAAGAAGACCAGATTAGGTACTGGAAAGATTTTCCAACACAATATTCGAGCGTTATAACGGTAGACCCAGCGTATTCGGATGATGAGAAGGCAGACTACAAAACTGCCGTCCACATCGCAATAGACCAACAGATGAACCGTTATGTCGCTTCTTATGTGCGCACACACCAACCCTTGGGAGAGTTCCAAGACGCAGTCATAAATTTGTGGCTTCAGAACAAAGGCACAGTTACAGCGATTGGGATTCCCAACTCTGGTGTAGAAAAAGCATTCTTTGATTCTTTCTTAAAGAAATGCGAAGAACGAAAATTATATCCCCCGGTAGTGGAGCTGAAGAATAGCTTTACGCAGACGGGAACATCAATAAGTATTCGGGGTAAGAAAGCCCGAGTCACCGCCGCACTTCAGCCCCTCTTTGAGCAAGGGAAATATTTTATATCCCCTAATCACATTGAGTTGCGTGACGAGTTATTAACGATAGGTTCTAGTCGTTGGGATGATTGCGTGGACTGCTGTGCTTATGCCGAACAAATATTACAACCATTCTTCGCCGATGATATGGGCGAGATGAAAATAGAGAATAATTGGAAAACACAGAAACATTATAACAACTATGGTATGGATTGACCTTGAAAAATACTGCTGAAAACCAAAAAGCTTGTAGGAATAAGAATAAGGAAAAATTTCTTTTTAATGAAAGAAATCTTAGATTAAAAAATTTATTAAGTTGGGTTGAAGCGGGAATTATCCCAGAAAAAACTAATTGTCAGATTTGTGGTAAGGAATTATTTTTTAGGAATGATGATTTAAAGAAAGTTATACATTTTGACCATAAGTCATTGAGTGGTTATTCCATAGATTACTCCGCTAAAGCGTGGTTGCAGTCAAGCTATGCGAATGAAAAAAATGTAAAGATTTGGAAAGATAATGACTTCGGATATTTATGTAGGATTTGTAATTGTTTTTTACCAACTGGCAACAGGAAACAGATAGCACAAAGTATTTATGATTATGTGTTTCCAAAAATTAACCTATAAGGAATGGACTAATGCCTAAAAAAGAAGCACCTCTAAAAGATACCTTGGTTCAATCGATTAAGACAATGGTCGAGGACGCCATCAATTTGACTACCAAGTGGGAGTCGAATAACTTAAAGTGGCACAAGATGCGTAACCGAATTAAGAAAGAGAAAAACTTTCCGTTCGTGGGTTGTGCCAATATTCGTATGCCCACAATCGAAACCAAGGTGCGTAAGTGGAAAGCCGCAATCGTCAACGCTATCTTCGGTGTCCGCCCTATAGTCCAAGTAGTTCCTAATCCTAATGGCAATTCAGCGACTGCACTTAAGATTGAGAAGTTCCTTGACCATATGATTATAGATGTTATGAAGTTAAAAAATAAATTTATTATATCCGTAGACCAGACCGCCGAAAAAGGTTTCTACATTATGAAGCCGTTTTGGAATACGAATATTATCACCCGCATTGAAAAATTAGAACTTGCCAAATTAAGTGAGCAAGAAACAATGATGTTATTCAATCCCAACATTACTGTTGCCCAATTAAAACAAGCGGTGGCGGCAAAATATGATGTGGATATGTCCGAGTTGGTGATGAAAGAGAATGACGCATCATTAGATAAAATAGTTGAAGCACTCCACAAAGGCGACAAAGTTATTGAGGTTCAATTCCAAGATGTAATCTGTAATTACCCTGATGTTGCTTTATGCGAACCCGAAAGAATATATGTTCCCACCGACTCCGGCTATCACCCAGAATCTTGTAGTTGGATTATTCACGAATTTAATATGCCTATCGAAACACTAGAAGTAAATGGCAAATATAAAAACTGGGACATTGGCGAAATTGTAGAATTAGCCGAGTTAGCAAAAACTAAAACTGTCAATACTCAGTCGGGAACTTATCGTGATAAAGACATTGACGACGCAAAAGATACCCGTGAAGGAATTTCTGTTTTAGAAAAAACTGGCAAGGTGCGTATCTGGGAATATTATGGTTGGTATGATATTAACGGCGACGGTGCTGACGAGAAATGCGTCATAACTATTGCTCCTGATTTTGATAAAGTAATCCGCAAGATTGCCCTACCATTCTATTCTGGTAAATATCCTTTCGTGAAAACTATGTATGAGTTAACCGATGACCGTTGGTTCAGCCATCGTGGTATTCCTGAAATGATTGAGGATATCACCAAAGAAATAGATATGCAACACAATATGAAACTTGATAGCCAAACAATGCGTAATGCCCCGATGTATATTTATCGTGCGGGATTAATCAATAAAAACACTATGCAGTTTGCTTGGGGTCAGGGTATTCCTGTTGGTGGCATGCAACCATTAAATGATGTTATTGCGCCGCTTAATAACTCTAACCCTAACGCAGAGTTTTCTTACAAAGATGAGCAAATGTTGCTCGAAGGTCGTGTTGAAGAATTGATTGGTCAGCCAGATTTTACTTTACAATCAATGATTAACAAACGCCAGCCTAGAACTTTAGGCGAAGTCAGTATGCAACAGCAAGCAATGAATGGATTGTTTGGTTTAGATGTAGAGTTAATCCGTGGTTCCGCAGAAGAATTGTTTAACTGGATTTGGGAACTATGGTGCCAATATGGAGATGACAAATATGAATTTGCTTATTTTGGTAAAGAAGGTTTTGAGCCGATTAGGCTTACCAAAGAAGAAGTCCAAGGTAAATACAAGATTACCGTTAGAGGTAATGACCAAAACACGAACCCTCAAGTGCGGTTGCAAAAAGCGCAAATGATTTTACAGCTTCAACAGAACCCCATTGCAGTTCAGATGGGCGTTGTATCACCAATTAATGTTGCCAACGGAATTAAATTAGCATTACAAGAAATGGATATTCAGAACTGGCAAGAATTAGTTATGCCGCCTGAAATTTTGGCTCAACAAATGCAACAGCAACAGCAGAAGCCGCAAACTCAAGATATTCGCATTAAGGCTAAAGACCTTACCGATAGAGAAATGGCTCAAGTATTGCAAGGTCGTGGTATGCAAGTTGACCCAGTTGGTCGTGGACTTAAATCACAGGCGATTATCCAAGAAAAAGACATCGAGCAGGAAAAGGGTAAGATTGCCAATGTGTCAGCGATAGTTGATATGATGAATAAGCTAGAAGAAGAACCGGGCAACGACGAACCTAGAGATTCACACGCATAAGGAGGAATATGGCTGGTAGACCACGCAAACCAAAAGTAGTTAGAGAAAAGACAGTTTACAACGATTTTCAAGATGAGTGTATTAAAAGAATCAGCGAGTGCGAAAATGTATTAGCACACTTATCAACCTGTCCAGCGTGGGAAGTTATACAGCGTGATTTAATTAGAAACAAGCAAACGATAGACGACAACTGGTGGAAAATTCCAGAGGGCGACCCCAAGTTACAAGAATTAAGAATTACTGCTTTAGCCTATATGCACTTAATAAATCTTACTGATACTTACAAGTTGGATTTAGAAAATGCAAGAAAACAATTAGATGTATTACAAAACGGCGAAACAAAGATAATGAAGGACTACGACAATGCCTAAGAAAATGGAAGTAGCATTAAAAAAACAAGCAAAAAAGATGGGGTTATTAGGTGAGAAAAAAAATGCCTATGTTTATGGAACAATGAGAAAAACTGGGTGGAAACCCAAGAGGGAAAAATAGATTTTATAGTTGTCCTATAAGACGTTAGTGGTGCGTTAACCACATAGGAGAAACTTATGGAAGAAACAAAAGAAGCTGTAAATACTGCGGAATCAGCTCCCGTAGAGCAATCACCAGTCGTTAATACGCCTGATACCTCGACTGAACAGGCAACAACCACACCAGCAGCGGACACAGCTCCTGCCGTCCCAGCGGCTAATCTGGATGTAGATGAGTATGGCGTTCCGTGGAAGAACCGAGCAATGGAGTGGAAACGAAAAAGCGAAGAAACTATTGATAAACTACCAACTCTTATAGACGAGGCAGTTAAAAATAGTGTTCAGCAATACGCAAAACCGGCGGAGAAGGAATATACAATTTCCGAGCTGGAACAATTTGCAATGCAGTCCCCGGAACACAGACCGTGGGTTGAGGAACAAAAAGCTCTGTTAATTAAGAAGCAACTAACCCGTGAAGTAGAGGCTAAGTTTAAAGCCCAAGATTCTCAAAAGCAAGCTGAGATAAAGAGGCAAAACTCATTCAACTGGGTTGCTAACACATTTCCAGAGACTATTCTCCGCAACGAACAAGGTCAACCGATGGGGGTCAATACTGAAAGTCCTATGGTTCAAGAAATAAATAGGATTATGCAAGACCCCAGATTCGCAAATGACCCGGAAGGTTTGGTTGGGGCGGCACAGATTGCTTATGCAAGAGTTGCTTTAGCCAATCAGGGAAAATTAAAACAAAACGAAGCAAAACTGAAAGCTGAGGTTAAACACTTGCAAAAACAAACTCTGGTCGAAGGTGGAAGCAAAGCAAATGTTCAGGCAATTCCCGCTCATCGTATTGCCTTAGATAAAGCAAAGCAAACTGGCAATCTAAAAGATGTCGCTGCGGCAATGAAAGCAATGGCAGAACATAGAAAAGCCTTAATGGAGAAGTAAAATATAATGGCATTAGGAATGGGTAACGCATATGACTCTACGGGTGGTTCATTAAGAGAAGATTTATTAGACCTCTTAACAAACCTTTCACCTAGAGAAACACAGTTAGTTTCTGGTTTAGGAACCAGCGCAGCTAAATCAATTCGCCACGAATGGTTAATTGATACGCTGTCGGCTGTAAAAGCTAACGCTCAATTAGAAGGTGCTGCTATCACATATCACAATGTGAGCAACCCGTCTCGTTTAGCGAACTATACCCAAATCTTCAAACAGGGTTATAAGGTATCTGATACCGAAAGAGCCGTGGATGAAGCTGGTTTTGCTGATAGATATAACTATGAGAAAACCAAAGCGTTAGCGTTGTTGAAGAACGATATGGAATACGCTTTAATGCGTGGTTCTATGGTTTCTGGTTCAGGTTCTGGTGCGAGAGCATTAAGGGGAGTTAAGGCTTCATTGTCCTTATTAACTTCTCAGTCTGGAACTTCTATGACAGAAGCGATGTTGAACAGCTATTTACAGTTGGTTTGGGATAACACCAATACCGAAGTAAATGCTATCTACACCGATATGTATATGAAGCGTAAAATCTCTGGGTTTACGGCTGGGTTGACTAAAAATATCCAAGCTGACGACAAGAGGTTGGTCGCTGCCGTTAATGTTTATGAAGCTGATGCTGCGAAGATGGTTAAGATTTTCGCTCACAGATATGTAAGCATTTCTGGAACTGAAACGAACCATACTATCGTTGGTATTGACGAGGATAAATTCAAAGTAGCGTATCTTCGTAAACCCGAAGTAAAAGAAGCTGACGGAACTGGTGATGACTTCTCTGGTGGTAACATTGTTACCGAGTTGACCTTAGAGAATGCTCACTACAACTCAGGCTTTATGGCAATAGCGGTTCTGTAATTTAGAACCAATGGTTTTTGTAGGGTTTCCCTTTTAAATAAACCCTACAACTAAATTTATGGCAAAACTACAAACACCATTATCGGGTCATCACGCATTGGAGCGGGGTAAATATAAGGAGATTAGAGCCTTTATCAACCAATGGCTATTAGACCCCACAGTATATTGTAACAACTGTGGATTTCCTTTTTTTATAGGCGAAAAAGCGTGTTGTGAGAACCCCCAGATAGGTAAGAATATACAACATTGTCATGCACTATTTCTACAAATTGCGGCAGAAAGAAAGACCAATTTAAACAGTTATGGGTCTAACGCCAGCAAAACATTGCGTCAGGGTGTTAGTTTGCCACCAGATTTGCTTACTAAATTAGAACAGTTCTGTATGAATAAGTGGGGAGTTAAGCTCTTTGAAAATACTAAAGACTTGCGGGGGTTTATGAAAGCATTTCCGCAATTCACAACCTGCGAAAGGATATAAATGACGAGTGTAACATTAGCGGTAATCTGCAAAGACGAGGTAGAAGATATTGACAGAATTATCCACGACTATGTAGAACACTTCGACGAGTTACATTTTGCCATTGATGACCAAAAGGTATTTGACGATTGTGTAGAAGCATATAAGGTAAACCCCCAGATTAAGTTCTTTAAGTATGAGTGGTGCAACGACTTTGCCCACAAACGGAATTGGTTAGCAGATAAGTGTCATACTGATTACTACTTTACCATTGATACCGACGACGAGATTGCTAACCCAGAATTAATTAAAAAAGTAGCCGAGCAAGCCGAAGCGAGGAAGTTTGCAATAGTATACGGCTTCTATGTTTATGCTACCGATAAAGACGGGAATGTAAATGCAGCCCATTGGAAAGAGCGGTTAGTAAAGAACACATTAAATTTAGTTTGGAATAAAAATATACACGAAAACATTGTGCCTCGTGAAATGACTGGGCATAGTTTTGATTTAGATGACAGACTCGTTGTTAAGCACTTAAAGACCTACGAAGAAATTGAGAAATCCAACGAGCGTAACCTCAAGTATCTAATTGAGGAATGGAATAAAGACAAGGAAAAGACCGACCCCAGAACGATTGCCTATTTAGGCAGAGTATTTACCGCTATGGGCGACTTCAAGAAGGGTAGATACTTCCTTGAGAAACACATAGAATTAAGCGGTTGGGACGAGGATAGGCACTTATCTTGGTGTCAGTTAGCCACATTACATAGATTACAAGATAACTACCCACAAGCCATCGCCTGTGCGTTTGAGGCATTAGCAGAAAAACCTGATTACCCAGATGGGTATTTAGCACTACATGATATTTACTTTTACCAAGAACAGTGGGAAAAGGCGATAGAGTGGGGTGAGATGGGGTTAAAGAAAGAACCACCACGCAACTTTATCGTTACCGACCCATCAGGTTATACTTGGAGACCAGCGTTAAGTCTATCTTATTGCTATTGGTCTTTAGGTAAGTTTGATAAGGCGATGTCGTTATTCAAATTTGCCAAGAAATTAGCCCCAAGCGTAGAGTTCATTAAAGAAAACGAAAAGAATTATGTTGAGGGTTTAGACAGAGCAAATTACATAGAAAGAATGCTCTGGTTAGTTAACTACCTTAACGAAAATGATAAAGATAAAGTCCCAACATTAGTTAGAAGTATTCCAGAGCGGTTCTTTGAAAACGAAACTATTTCTTTAATGCGGAATAAGTTTTTACCACCGACTAATTGGGATAATAATACGGTAGTTGTTTACTGCGGTAACACAGCCGATGCGTGGAGTCCTAACTCGATTGATAAAGGTGTGGGCGGTAGCGAAGAAGCCTGTATTCAGTTAAGTAAGGAGTTAGTAAAGTTAAATTACAAAGTAGTTGTATACAATAATTGTGATGTAGAAGGCGAGTGGGACGGTGTTAAATACCTTAACCAAATTAAGTTTAACCCTAAAGACAACTACAATATCCTAATTGGTTGGAGATGTAATCCGTTTAAATTTGGTATCCAGGCGAGTAAGAAAATAATCTGGTGTCACGATATTCCTAACTTTGATTTTACCGAGGATAGTATTAAGCAAGTAGATAAACTAGTTATGCTTTCAAAATATCACGCTACTTTGCTTGATAAGATTGTTCCAGAGGACAAGATTTTCATATCTACTAACGGTTTGGTGGAAGCGGACTACAAGGATTTAAATACAAGCAAAAGAGTTCCGCACCGAATTATTTACGCCAGTTCGTATGACCGGGGATTAGAAACACTACTTAAAAACTGGGCAGAAATCCGTAAGGCAGTCCCTGACGCTGAACTACATTGCTATTACGGTTGGAATACTTACGATAGTTTTGTGAGGAAAGGATTGGTGAGGGACGATGGATTCAAGAAACGAATGCTTGAATTACTTAACCAAGAAGGAGTCTACGAACACGGACGAATTGGACATAAAGACCTGCTTGTGGAGTATTGCAAGAGTTCTATCCTCGCTTATCCTTGCACTTACGCTGGTGAAATTAACTGTCTTGCTTTATCAAAGGCTATCGCTTGTGGTTGCTTTCCTTTAACCAACGACTTTGCAGTAATGGCGGAACGCAACACGCACGGGCGAGTAGTGAAAGACGATAAGTTCATTTCGTCCTTAATTACTTTACTACGCAAGGAGGATACTAAAATAGATATTACTGGATATGTCCAAGAAAACTCTTGGGAAACAGTAGCTAAAGATTGGCACAAAAATCTATTCCCGAACGAGGTCGAAACAATAGCAATAGATAGGTGGCATTGGTCTTGGGATAACATTGATAAGAATAAGAACATAGTGGACATTGGTTGTAATAAAGGTCACGGATTTGAAGGTTGGGATAGAAGAAAGATTACATCGGTGGACATAGACGAATACGATTTACCAAACTTTGTCCAAGCGAATGCTGAAAAGTTACCATTCTTGGACAACTCGTTTGACCAAGCGTGCCTCTTTGAAATAGTGGAACATTCCAAGAACCCTGTCAAGATTTTATCCGAAGCATATAGGGTTGCACGGAAAGTAATTATAACTGTTCCTTATGAGTATGAATGGGTATCGGAACTTAAACCATTCAACACAATAGAAAAGGAAGTAGACTCTGAGGGTAAACCAGCAAAAGAAATTGCCGCGGATAAAAACCCTGCTAAGTCGTTCTATGAAGAAGATGGGTTTAGACATTTATGGCACGAAACATTCTACACGCCAGAATTATTAAGATGTCACTTAACCGAAGCGGGTGTTAAAGAGTTTAAGATAGTTAAACTCCGTCGTGGAAAAATGGTGTGGTTGGGGGCTTTATGCACAAAGTAGCAGTCCTAATACCGTGTTACGGCTCAACTGATTTTTTAAGACCAGTAATAAAGCAGTATCTACGACTGGATAAGATTTTAGTAATGAATTATTTGTTTATAGAGTCAGAACCGTTCCCAGATAATACAAAAGATATCTGCAAGGAATTTGGCATAGAGTGTGTGAGCGGAGAGAGGTTAAAGCAAGAAGATATACTTAATAAAGGACTTGAATTATTAAGGGATTACCAAACAGTCTTTTTATCCGACGCTGATGAGTTTATTATGCGTGCCGACCAAGATAAGATGATTGAACGCCACACAAAGTCACCAGATAATTTTGTTACAGTTCCAATGATTGAATATGCTGGAGACCTACACCACAGATACACAGAGCGTGGGCATAAGCCACCAGTTCTTTGTAACCCCAAAGCAAGGTTCTACGATGTAAGATGTGCTGAGGGTTGTGGTAGTAGCTATAACGATATTTATATGCACCATTTAGGATTTCTTGCCAACCAAGAAAAGATTGAGTGGAAACGCAAGAAGCAAGTAAAGACAAATAGATTTGACATAGTAAACGAGTTAATGAGCAGATTGATTGAACCATATGAACCACCGCAAGAACTTTTAGATTTATTACGATGATAGGAAACCAAATAAAAGGCAAAAGAGTGGCGGTGGTAGGTAATGCAGAAAGCATTATTGGTTCTGGTCAAGGTTCCTTAATAGATTCTTATGACGTGGTTATTAGGATAAATCTAAGATTCCCTAAAGAAGAAGAATATAAGGACGTTGGTAGTAGGACTGATATAAATTATATCGGTCATTGGTTATGGCACGATGAACCAAGTTTTATGCAGTATAGGGAAGAATTTGGATTACACGGAACAGTCAAGGGCGTACCTACTATTGAAAAAGATGGTTTTATTATGGGATTACTTAACTGTGGTCTTACGGGTATAATCTGTCTCTATGATTGTATTCACTCAGGGTGTGGCGAACTAGCTGTATTTGGGTTTGATTGCCTTTATACCCCTGATAGATATTCACAGGAATCTAGACTCAATCTCCCGATATTAGAAATAGAGGCATACGATAAGTCTAAGATTTTACTTAAAAAACTTTACGAAGAAAATAAGAATGTGATGTTTGACACTAAACTACATTCTTTAATGCGTGAAATATTCAAGGAAAGATTTTACCAAACCGCCCTAAGTGAATATGTTTACGGTAAGACTGTTTCAGTAGTGGGGTCAGCAGCAAGTATTATCCCAAATGGAAACGGTGAAGAAATAGACAAAAGAGATGTAGTAATCAGGGTGAACTTAGAGTTTACTTTAGAACCTAAAGATTATCCTTATGTCGGTAAAAGAACAGACCTCAACTATGTGAATAATGACATTTTTAAACGGTTGACGGTAGATGACAAAATACTTGGTGTTCCGGTCATAAATCAACCTGAAACATCTACAAAAAGATTATGTGTTAAAGATGTTATAGAGCGGTGGGGATATTTGGTTCACGACGGAAAACTGTGGTGTCCAATGTCAGGAATAACTTGCGTGTATGCCTGCATTGTTTCTGGGGCGAAAGAAGTTTATATGTCAGGATTTGATTTTTACCGAAGCAACAACCGTCTTTCAACACAAAACCTAGTGGTCGGTGGCTCAAGAGAGTTTAATCTTGGGAAAAAACCAACAGACTCTTGGACTAATTCACTTAAAGACGAGTTGTGCGTTAAGGCAATGATGGACGAAGGTTATCCGATAGTATTAGACAAAGTGCTAAAGGAAATATACGCTTGAGAATACTTTTTATCTACCCGAATCTGGGAACAGGTGAGATACCGCTCAACCTTAGTTATTTGACAAGTATATTAAAGAATGATGGATGTGAGGTAAAAGTATTTGATACATCTATTTATAGTAAATACTCCCAGCGTGGAGATAGCCAACAAACATCAGTTGGTCAGTTTAAGAAAATACAGATACGAAACGATGCAAAGATAGTCCTTAAAGATACCGACCCAACAAGAGATTTACTAACATTGGTTGAGGATTTTAAGCCAGAGTTAATCTGTGCAACATCGTTCACACATAATTTTAAACTTGGTTTGTCATTATTAAATGAAGTTAAAAAACAATTTGATATACCAACCATCTTTGGTGGGGTGCATACAACCTTAGTTCCCGATTCAGTAATCAGCGAACAAAGTGTAGATATGATATGTGTGGGCGAGGGCGAGGAAATGTTGCTGGAATTATCTCGCAACCCTGGTAAGACAGATATTAGAAACCTATGGATAAAGAAAGATGGTCAAGTAATTAAGAATCCACTTAGACCATTGGTAGACCTAAACACATTACCTTATCAGGATTTTGACGGTTACGAAAACTATAACTTCTTTAGACCTTTAGCTGGTAAGCTATACAAGAGTGCAAGCGTTGAAGTAAGTAGGGGTTGTCCCTACAAATGTTCTTATTGTGTTAATCATTCGTTCCAGAAACTTTATAAGGGGCTGGGCAGTTATCATAGGGTTAAGTCAATAAATAAAGCAATAGGTAATATAGTTCACCTTAAAAATAAATACGGAATAGAGTTAATTAGATTTTGGGACGAGGATTTTACCACGCTCCCGTTAAGTTATTTAAGAGATTTTTCAAACGAATACATCGATAAAGTCCATTTGCCTTTTCTCATATACGCAAGAGTTGATACCATAACACAGGAAAAGGTTGACCTGCTCCAAGATATGAACTGCATAACTATTGCAATGGGTATAGAAAGCGGTAGTCCAAGAGTTAGGGAGGAAGTATTAAATAGGAATATGAGTGATGAAAAGATTATCAACTCATTTGCCATGGTTAAAGACGCAGGAATAAGGTGTTCAGCCTATAATATGATTGGTCTACCCCACGAAACTCGTGAGGACATATTCAAGACCATAGAGTTAAATAGAATATGTAAGCCGGATAGTTCTTCCATAGCGTTCCTTGAGCCATATCCGAAAACCGAGATATTTAACGATTGTGTTAGAAGTGGATATATTAAAGAAGATTATGTGGCAACATTTGATTTCTTTAATCCGCATATTAGCGATAAGTTGATACCTCATAATGAACTAAGGGGTCTACTAAAAACCTTTATGCTTTATGTTAAAGCACCAAAGTTCCTAAGACCGCTGATTAAGTTATGTGAGAATGGCAATGATTTTATCTACAAGATATTGATTAGTATATTTAGGGGTAACTAATTGAATATAGACTGCGATAAACTTTACCAAAAGGAAAATATACCTTGGGAACAGGATGGTAATGGTAAGCGTCTAAAGAACTACTACCAACAGTCAAGAGATAAACTTTATATACTTATTAATAAGTTTGGAACGAACATATCAGAAGTTGGATGCGGTCTTGGATATTGTCTAAACTATCTAACAAACCACAAAGAGGGAAAGTTTACTGGTTACGATATTAGTCCAACTGCTATCAAGAAAGCAAGTGGGTTATTTCCAACGCTTAATTTTAAGGTTTTAGATATACGCAAGGAAGTGGTAAAAGACCAGATGATTATTCTTAACGAGTTGCTCTGGTATGTGATAAAGGATTTAGATAAGGTATTAGATAATTGTAAGTGCAAATACTTAGTGATTAACCAATCATTTTTGCCAGTGCAGAAGTTTGATAAAGATTTGATAAATGGATTTAATGGTCTTGTTAAATATGTTCTTTCAAAAGACTACACGATTATACATTCGGATTACGATTATCTCGGTAAACCCCTAATGAATGGAGTTATTCTTTGTATAAAACAGAACATATAGGCGAGATATTCGATAAGTGTAGGTCTGGTGATATTTGGGAAGTGGACATAAGTTTATTCGACTCGTGCAACAGAAAGTGTAACAGTTGCCCAAGGAAAGACGAATTACTTGCACCAAACACAGATTTAGAGATGCCAGTCGCTCTTTACAAAAAGATAGCCAGTAATCTTAAAGCAATTAACTTTAATGGCTTAGTTATGTTTAGTGGGTATGGCGAGCCACTACTCTACAAAGACATAGTAAGTGTTATTAAAGAGTTCAACTTCACCTATGTAGATGTGGTAACTAACGGTGATTATTTGACCCTAGAACTATCTGATAAGATTGTGGAAGCAGGGGTTAATAAGATACTCATAAGCCAATATTGTAATAAAGATTTTACCAAGATACAAGCACGACATCCCGTTAATATTATCATAAGGGATAGGCGAGTTGAGATGAACGGTTTAAATAATAGGGGTGGGACGCTTAACCATAATACAAACATCTCTTTATGCTACTACCCCTTCCACTTCTTAATGGTTGATTGGAACGGAGATTGTTACCCCTGCTGTCATGATTGGAATAGAAGATTTAAGGTTGGCAACTTATCATTTTCAACCGTAGAAGAAATTTGGGAATCTCCACAGATAAATAAAGTTAGGGATATGTTTTTTAAAGGTGGTAGATTTAATTATCCGTGTAAAGTATGTGATGTAGATGGTAAGGTTAGAGGAGAAAGAAACTTTGACACATATCTACAACGAAGGTTACGATAAGCAGTTAAGGGCATCTCAAGCCAAAGGTTCATACATAAAGGTTAATGGTAAGTGGCTGATAGATACCTCAATGGGGTGTGGCACTCATCTGCTAGGGCATAACTTCTCTAGAGATGTAATCAAGAATGCTTTAAGTGGTGGGTCATTATTCTCTACCCCTAATTATTTAGCCGATAAATGTGGAGACCTACTACACGAAGCAACAGGGTTTGATAAGTTTGTATTTTGTAACAGCGGTTCAGAAGCAACCCTACGAGCGATAAGAATAGCACGGGCTTACACGGGTAGGGACAAGATTGCTCTTTTTAAAGGTTGTTGGCACGGAACTCACGACTGGAATCTGGCTCTTTACTCCAAGGGAATACCCCAAGCAGTAAAAGATTTGGTAATCGTTCTACCAGTCACTAATGATGCGTTTGATATTATTAGGTCAGAAAAACCAGCCGTGGTAATGATTGAGCCAATACAGGGTTCTTTACCAATAGGTAGAAAGACATTCCTTACCGACTTAAAGGCGACCTGTAATAGATATGGTGCGGTTCTTTGCTTTGACGAAGTAATATCAGGATTTAGGTCAGCGTTAGGTGGGGCAAGTGAGTTATTCGATATAACACCAGATTTAGTAACCTACGGTAAGACGATAGGTGGTGGGTTTCCAGTAGGGGTGGTGGGTGGTAATAGTGTTATGGACACCATCAAAACTGGGGTAAGAATGGGTGGAACATTTTCAGCTAACCCGGTAACCGTAAACGCCTGTGCGAATATATTAGAATATTTGCTAAAGCACAAAGACCTATACGATAACTTACCGCAGATAGAACCATTTAAGACGGATAGATTACAAGTTATATCTTGTGGCAACATACACAGATTATTGTTTACCAACCAGATTTGTTCAAGCGTATCAATGCGTGATGAGTTTGAATTAGATAAGGTAACGCAACAAGAGATAGTCGATAAGTTAAGAAGTAAGGGCATATTCATCGGAGACAATAGATTATTATTATTTTCAACACAGCATACTGCTACGCAGATAAGGCATATAGTAAAGGAGTTAAATGAATAAAGATTTTACCATAATGAAGTCAAATGTTGGGGGTAGGGTTCAAGATACTTCTACCGCATTTGCAACGATTATTGGAACATTTCTAAACAAGAGATACTTCCAAGTGCTTCGTGCTATCAACTGGAATAACATTAACTACGACTACACTTTTGACACAGTATCTGGCACACAGAACTATGTTCTACCAGATGACTTCGGTAAAGAGGTTTCAGTTAGAGATTCCACTACTGGTGTAGAATTAGCAGGTGTAGATTATTCATACTTAATTACTAACTATCCAGATGAGATTACTGATACTGGTTCTCCAGCTCGATATGTTATCTATGAAGATGTGGTCAAAGCACAACCGACTTCTGCTTCTGCTTTAGCTATTGTTTCTAGTTCAAGTTCTGACACTACACAGACTATTTTAATTAGAGGAATTACTGGTGGGGCGGAAACTACCGAATTAGTTACTGTAACTGGTGTAACTGCTGCTAATACGACCAACTCTTATACACGCATTAAAGGTATTTCCAAGAGTGCTGTAACAACTGGAAAGATTACAATTACTTCAAACTCTGCGGCGGTAACTAATACAGTTATGCCACCAAAGATTACGGAATCAAGATTTAAGTTAATCAAGTTACACTATGTCCCCACCACCGCTTTAACCATCTCAATGCCCTACATTATTAAACCTATGCCCATGACGGAAGCTAACGATTATCCATGTATAGATATAGCTGATTTAATTGAGATTGGGGCGGAAGCTGATAGTTGGTTTTACAAGCGTCAGGGCAGTAAGGCTACCGCAAAAGATACAATGTTTAATGTGGAGCTTCAGCAATACATTTTTGACCAAGAGAACCAGCCGAATATGGTTAATGCTTTTAAGCCAGTAACCTATAATAAGGACAATTTATACTAATGTCTATTCAAGAAGTTCGTTTAATTAGTTCTATAAAAACTCCAGACGACCAACAATCTTTTGTTGTTCGTAGAGATTTGTCTGGTGGTGTGAATTCCCGTCAGCATGGTTCATTGATTGGCGAAACTCAGGCAACGGCTTTATATAATTGTGATATCGGAACTGGTGGAGAAACATCGAAAAGACCGGGTTCTGTTTTAATTGGAAATGATGTTTCTGATAATTCGATTATCGGGTTGCATAATTTAATTATCCAAGGTGCCACTAATCAATTATTAGTTTATGAGGGGACAACCTTATGGAATTGGTTAGGGGTAGGAAATTTAACTTCTTTAAAGTCTGATTTTTCCGCTTCAACCGAAGTCGGGATTATCTCGGCAAAAGAAAGCGGAATATCTCCTGATGATGTAGCGATTATACAGAATGGGGTAGATAACGCTTTCAGGTTAGATTATACCGGTAATTTCCAAGATTTAGGCTCTACATCAGGAACGGGAAGCGACTCTCCTCCCAAGTCAACCGTAATGTGTTGGTATGGCAATCGTATCTGGATATTCGTTAATGACCAACTTTATTTTTCTGACGCTTATTCTTCTGATTATTCCAACTGTTTCGACACTGTATCTAATGTTTTCCGTGTGCCAGTAGGAGCAGAGAGAGGACTTGTTTCTACTCGTGATACGGGAATAGTTGTGATGGGTGAACAGGCTATTTGGGGATTTGCTCCGTCAACAACTCCTTCGGTAACCGATAAGCCTGAACCATTAATCACTAATCACGGTGTAGTTAGTAAAAAAGGTTGGTGTCAAGCTGGAGATGATATTTATTATTTTTCCCAAGACGGATTCAGAGCTTTAAATAGGACGATTCAAGACAAGTTGCAGGGGTCAGAAAACCCTATCTCTTATAACCTAAAAGAGGAATTTGACAGGATTTCTTGGGCTTACATAGATAGACTATCAATGAAGTATTTTGACAACAAGATTTTTATTTCTGTACCAACTGGTGCGTCTACTTTTGACACTTGGGTTTATTACACCGCTTCCAAGTCATTTATGATTATTCAGGGTTGGTCTCCGAGATGTTTTGAGGTCTACAAAATAGACGGAGAAGAAGGACTTTATTATGGCAAACAAGGCAATGGTGTAGTTTATCACGCTTGGTATGGATATACAGATGAAGGAACTACCACTACCACTGGCACAGCTATCGCCTATCAAGAGGAAGGGCGGAAAGAGGATTTAAGCCAACCATTAGTCAAGAAAATTGGTGGAGAAGTAGGAATAAAAGCTAAGTCCAGCGGTAACTATGATATAGAGGTTTGGGCTTCGTTTGATGACGCACCCTATACACTTTTAGGAACCATTAATCTATTAGGGTCATTTATTAATTTTCCCACGACATTCCCTTTAAGTTTTACTGACGCAACCGTGCTTAAAAAGAAGTTTCACTTAGATAGTTATGGTTCTTGGAATACTTGTAGACTTAAAATAGTTCATAGTGAAACCAATAGCACTAATGAAATAACAATTTATGAACGGACGATAGTAACTTATCCAGAAATTTACGAAACGGAGGTTATATAGTGGCAACTTTAGCGATTACTAGGGTCGGGGACTTGCCCGACAGTGCTTCAAAGGCGGATTTTCATAATTTAGTAGACAATGCTACGGCAACGATTACGGATATAGTCAACGATGATATAGCCTCTAATGCGGCGATAGCTGATACTAAACTTGCGACGATTAGTACGGCAAATAAAGTTAATGTTACAGCTTTAACCGATACAAATCAGTCAACAGGAGATATTTTTTATTTCAATGGTACTTCATTTGTTCGTTTAGCAGTCGGAACGGCGGGTCAGACCTTAACGGTAAATGCAGGGTCAACAGCACCCGAATGGGCTTAATATGGCTAGAATAAAAATAATTAGAGGAACCAACCTGCCGAACACAGCGACTAAAACTGATTGCCATGATTTAGTTGACGGTGCTACGGCTCAGGTACATGACATTGTTAATTCAGAGATAAAATCAGACGCAGCCATAGTAGATACAAAATTAAATACTATTTCCACTATCGGCAAAGTAAATTTAACCGCTCTTGTATGTGCAAGTGCAGCAGCGGGAGATATTCTTTACATGAACAATTCCGGTCAGGTAGTCCGTTTATCTATCGGAACGGCAGGACAAAAGTTGAGAGTGGCAAATATCCAAATGGATTATTTTGAGTATGCAACTAATGCTTTGGCACAGTCGGCGTATGTTTCTAATTCTAATAGTTACGGCACGGGTGGAACAATCACTACTGTCGGTAATGAAGTAGTCCATAAATTTACTTCCAGCGGAACATTCACTCCACTATACAGCGGACTTGTTAAAGTGTTAGTAGTGGCAGGCGGTGCTGGAGGAGCAAGCGGCGGTGGTGGTGGTGGTGGAGTGGTTTATGATTCAAGTTATTCTGTTACTGCTGCTGAAGACGTTACCGTAACGATAGGTGCTGGTAGTGCTGGTGTTGTAGTTAGTTCTGGTGGAGCTGTTGGTTCTAACGGGGAAAATTCTATTTTTGGAACAATTACTGCATTGGGTGGCGGATATGCTGGAAATAGTGACTATACTAGGCATGGAGGTAATGGCGGTTGCGGTGGAGGCGGAGGTGCTTCATCTATTGGTATAGGTTATGGAGGAAGTGGCTCACAAGGGTATAGTGGTGGAGATAGTATAAGTACATCACCTTTCCCTAGTGGTGGCGGTGGCGGTGCTGGGGGTGTAGGACAAGATTCTGTCAGTAGTACAGCCTCAGGTGCTGGTGGTTCTGGTTACGAAACTACAATTCTCGATGATTCTACTGATTATTTTGGCGGTGGTGGTGGTGGCTCTGTTGCATATACCGGCTATACTCCTGGTTCAGGTGGTTCAGGCGGTGGAGGGGCAGGGAATACAAACGGTAACGGTGTAAACGGAACAGCTAATACAGGCGGTGGCGGAGGTGGAGCAACAACAGGGTCTACTGGTGGAACAGGTGGCTCTGGTATAGTTATTGTCCGCTATCCTGCGGTTTTAAATTCTTATTCCGAGAGTACAATTATATCCCAAGGAACTTACGCTTTAAAAGTCGTGGCTTTAATTACAGATTCTTTAAATGACACCTTAACTAGGACGGTTTCTCCTACGATAGATTTAAGCGGGATAGATACGTTAAAATTTGATATTCGTTCTTCCCGCACAGGAGCACATATTAAAATCGGTATTCACGACTCCGGCGGGACGACTACTGAAATTACCCCAAATATAACCTCGGCTAATGCGTGGCAAACAGTAACTTGGGATATATCTGGAGTATCGGACGCAAATAAGAATGACATCGACTCAATCATCATCACGATTGTCAATGCTGACGCAACAAATACTTTTTATTTAGATAACTTTTTTATTTACGGGGCAACCGATATTTTACAATGGGTGACGCCTTAATAAATAAACTTACAGAATTTGCACAAAAATACCTTCCTTATGATAATGGTGATTTATTAAAAGAATATTATAAAACACATTCAGATTATGGAACTATTCTTTATGCTTTTGATTCTGTTGGAGAAATAACTGGACTTGTTAGATTTAATGTAATTGACAATGGAAAGACAGGACAAATTCTTGATTTAGTAATAAGACCAGATTGGAGAGGTAAGGGGTTAGGTAACCATTTTATACGCAGAGCGTTAAAAACATTTCCTAATAGCAAGTTTATCGTATTCCATAGGGGAAGAAAAAATAGAAGCCAAGAAAGACAAATACCAATAGATTCATTTTTAAGACACAATAGGTTTTAACAAGGAGAAAATATGGGTTCAACACCTGAAGTAGCTGAAACACCCGCAGCACCGACAACGGCACAGAATATGCAAGACTGGATTACCAATTATCCGGCGATGTTTGCTTTGCAGAAAGAATACGCTCCACAAGAAGCGCAACAGCAATTAGAACTAGCGCAGAAATATGCACAGCCGCTTGGAGAAGCCTATAAAGCCGCAAATGACGCTATGTATCCGGAAACTGCCGCTATCCAGGAAAAATTAGCAAGTCAGGCACTAGAAGGTATGAGCAGTGAAGTTCCTGATTATATGAAACAACAATATCAATCAGACCTTCGTGCAAACCTTGGTTCTAACGCTGGAAGTGGTATAGCTGCAGATTATACAAGTAGGGGATTACTTCAACAGAAACAAGATTGGGGAAACTATTATCGTGACCTTGGACTATCCGTAGCTGGTCGACAACCATTGTCAACTGCGCAGTCCCCAACCTATTCTAATTATGCGTCGTCTTATACTCCGGGACAAGTTGCTAGTACTAACTCGTCTAACTATAATGCTTATTCTAATGCCTATGCAAATATGTATGGAACTAACGCAAATTACACAAGTAATATGCTGGGTAATTATGTTAATATGGGACAAATTGGAATGACTGGTATTGGTGGGGCGATGTCTTCTGCCCGCTACAAGAGGAATATTAGACTATGGGCGTAGCCTTAGATTTAGTTAAACAGATTAAAGTTGTTGAATATGATTGGTTAGATGGGACACACGACATTGGTATTATCGCCGAGGAATTAGCAAAGTTAATACCAGAAGCTGTGTGGTATAAAGACGGTAAAATAGAAGGAATTAAACCTTTAACAATGATAGGTGTTTTAGTTAGGGCAATTCAAGAAATGGAGAAATAAAATGGGTGACTCAGCAAGCGGTGCATCTGGACCAACAGGTGGAAGTATAGCCACTACGGCAGGTAGTTCAACTGGTGGAAGTAGTTCCACAGCCACACCAGGTATGGGGGGTCAGGGGTCAAATATATCAAATTATTCTTCTGTGGGTTCTCTCTCTGATACATTTAATAAATCACAGGGAGTATCGTCTGAAAATACCCCTACGCTTAATGGTTCGGGTGGTGGTGAAAATGAAGAACCTGAGTGGAAGAAAAAATTAAGAAAAGCATTAATGGCAGCCGGTTCTGCACAGTTAAGCGACATTAATGCCTATTCTACACCTGCAAACGGAGTCCAGGGTGTTCAAGAATATAATCAAAACGTAAATGTTGGTGGTGGAAGTAATGCGGATATTTATAATCAACTATTACAGCGTCAACAAATGATGGGACAACAGGCGCAAGTTAAACGATACCGAAACGGAGTATAAAATGGCGTGGCAAACAAAGGACGAAGATAAACTTAATTTAGTAGATAGACTAGGCATGGGGTTGTTTGCCGCTGGTTCTGGTAAAGACCCATATGCGGTGAGGTCGAGTATTCAAGAAAACCAAATGCAGAAACAAAAAATGCAACAACAGCAAGATGCACAGGCTGCATTTAATAAAGCATTGGAGACCGGTCAATTAAATCAAGGTGCTAATCAACCACAATTTATCAAGGTTCCTGACCCATCATCTCCAACTGGTTTTAAAGTTGAAGTAGACCCCCGTTGGTTGGCTGCAATAGAAACCAAGAAACAATCGGATATTGCAGTCCAAAAAGAAAATGAAGTTGCTATTAGTAAATCACAACGCCTTAAAACTGTCGGTAAAACAATAGAAAATGCGTGGTTAAAGACAACGCCATATAAAGGTGCTATAACTAAAACTGGGTTAGTCTCCGTTCTAGGTGCTTGGGATGTTGTTAAAAAAGGTGTTGGTGCAACTGATGCACAACGCCAAGACCAAGCGTATGCGTCATTCGTTCAGGGTGTAAGAGCCCAATTGGCTCGTGGTATGGGTGATGTAGGTAACTTATCTGAATACGAACAAAGAGCGGTTGTCCAATTAGTTCCTTCTTTAATGGATAGTTATGAATCTGGACGATTAAAATTAGGTCAGTTAGCACAGTTGGTTGAAGATATTAAAACTACTCGTAGTGGTAAAAGTGGTAAAGAAATGGAAACTTTTGATATTAAAGGCATTAAATATAATATACCAAAAGATAAGGTAGAAGCATTTAAAAAAGCAAAAGGACTCTAATGGCTGATGAATGGGATTCATATATAGTTAAAGACCAACCACAGGCTGATGAATGGAGTCAGTATGAGGTTAAACCAAGCGCCCAACCACTTACCCAAAAAGTAGATAGTGGAATGGACTCTATTCTTGGTGGAGCAGTTGGTATTGGTGCGGCGGGTTTAGGTACGGCGCTTGCCCTTAAAAGTGGAAAGGCAATAAATAGTTATTTACAAGCACCTAATAGATTATTAAAACCATTAGACGTTAAACTTGAGGGTATTCAATCCCAATTTCCAAGTCTTGTGGGAACAAGAACCAGCGACCTGCCGGGACTATTAAAAGGACAGGGAGAAAATTATAGCCAAACATTGAAAGCAATAGAACGCAATGTTGCTGTTGGGACAGAAAAATTAAGCCAACGTGTTGATGATTTAAATAAAACCGTATTGACTAAAAATTTTGATGAACTGGCGGTAATGGTTAAAACTGGTGCACCACAATTATTCGATGATGTTAGTAATACCTATGCAGAAACCTTAAAATCTTACGATGGGATAATGAAAGATAATAAAGTTTCATTCACTAACAAGGATGTTGCAAAATTGTTGGGTGATGTCAAAGATAAAGCAATTAGGAATGGCGTTCCTGAAAACAGATTGGCGTTCTTTTCTAAACTAGAAGAAGGATTAAACCCTGCAAAAGTAGATGTTACAAAAAAACTTAGTTTTAGTAACACCAAAAGTTTAGTCGACAACGCATTGCGTAATTCAGATAAAGAAACTACTTATGTTATTAGAGAACTTTGGGGGGATTTATTAGAGAAAAAAGCTCCACAGGAAGTTAGTAAAGACTTTAAATTGTTACAGTCTAAATTCAAGAATTTTGCAGAAGCAAGGAATAAACTTAACGCAGTAGCTAGAATGCCTTCTGGTGAGTATGATATGGAAGGTTTAAGAAAGTATTTTGCTAATTACGCTGACAACATGGCACAAACCGATAAGAAAAATATAATCAACTTATTGTCAGAAGGTAAGGGATTAGTTAAACCTATTGAGGGTTTCGGTTCTAAGGCAGGGGAATTTACTAAAAATATAAGTAAGAAAATTTCACTTGAAGATGCACTAGATAATATCAAAACATTTTCTTTAGACAAAAAACAACAATTCGGAAAGATAGTGGAAAGTTACTCTAAATGGTCTACTAAAGCCGAAGAGTTGATTTCTCAAAAAGCAAAAATAGCAGAAAAATACCCATTAAGAACTGGTGGGTTTAAAAAAGTTATCGGAGAAGCGGGAAAAGCTGCTGGTAGGGGTTTAATATTTAAGGGACTGGGTGGATTTGCATTAGGTGCACTAGACCCAACCAGCAGAATCATGGGTGACCCAATAGAAAATATATCTAGAATTATACAGGGTAAGAGACCCACCGCTGAGGAATGGAAGAAGTTTCAAGAAGCAAACATACTTTAAGGAGCCTTATGCCCCTAGCCAAATCAGCACCAGCACCCGAAGTTGCAGTATCCGCACCAGTCATTACCTCTAACCAAATCTCAACGTCTCGCCTCGACATAGGTGGCGTGCCAGCGGACATCTACGGATTTTTCTCTGTTCCAATGGATATGCCAGAAAAAGAGGTGGCTAAATTAAAAGTGATTTCAGACTGGGCAAGGGCAGAGGTCGGAGCAGAAGGAACAGAGGGGGATATGTTACAGAAACTTTGTTTATTACAAAGCCATTTAGGTTATGGTTCAGGTCTTGAAAAACCTTATGATAAAATTTTTAACTACTGCAAAATGGGTATGTATATGAAAGAACTAGAAAAACGCAGAGATGCTTTAAGACGGAGGTTTTAATGAGTATTTTACAATCAACTGGTTCTATCCCTATATCAACTACATCATCAATACCAATATCTAATCCTAGTTCTTCGTTTGAACACAGGAATGATTCTTATGATGTATTTAGATTTTTCTCTGTTGACCCTTTCCAAAACAAAGACCCTTATGTTGCTAAACAAATAAATGAAATCGGTAAGTGGGCGAAAGAAGGAAGCAGGGACGCTGGGGAATCGTTGTGGAAAATAAAGAAGATGGAAACCAAGCTGGGAATCCCGACCACTGGCGAGACTCGTTATAACAAAATGTATAACTATATCAAAATGGCTCGCATAACCGAAGGGTTAGAAAAAGAGCGTAATATGCAGCTAGAGAGAACTAAGTCTCAAAGACAGGCAGAAATAGATAAAGTTAAAAAAGTCAAAGAGCAAGAACTAAGGGATTTAGAAGAAAAGCGGAAAAAAGAATTAAAACAATTAAATAAACAGCACTCTGCCATGTTAAAGCCTTTATATAAAATCAGAAGTGCTTTTGAAAGAGGGGTCTAAAATGGCAGAAGAATTAGCTGGTGCAGTAAAACCATCGTCAGTAGAAAGTTCAGAACACGTTAATGTAGAGGGTGTCCGTGCTAAACGTGTGCTTATCGCTGGCTCAGACGGAACTAATATACAAGACGTAAAAGTTGGAGTAGACGGGACATTGGCAGTTTCTGCGTCCATAGATACAACTGGTCTTGCAACATCTGCGAAACAGTTAGCTGACGGGCATAATGTAACTGTAGACAATTCTACTGGTGCGGCGGCAGTTAACATTCAAGACGGTGGGAATACGATTACGGTAGATGGAACAGTGTCTGTTAATAGCCATGCAGTAACCAATGCAGGAACATTTGCTACACAAATAGATGGTTCGGCTTTAACAGCTCTACAACTTATAGATGATATAGTCGGGGCTATAAAAGGTTCAGGTTCTCCTACAATAGACTCCTATACCCAGCTTGCAATCAATCTTGCCGCAGGTAATGACCAGGTTTTAGTTGCTTCTGCCGCAAATAAACAAGTGTGGGTTTACGGATTGGCTTTCACGACTGATGTCGCAGGTACAGTTAGTTTTCAAGATGAAGATAATACAGCTATTTCAGGGATTATGAATATAGACGCAAAGGGTGGTATTGCGATTGCTCCATCGGGAAATTTCGCCATGCCGATATGGAAATTAGCAACTGATAAAGACTTAGAAGTAGACGTTGTAACTGCGGAACTAGACGGTTTTTTAACTTACGCTATTGTTTCCGTATAAAAGGATAATATGGCACTCATCTCAACCTTAACCGACAACTTCAATGATAACTCCATAGATACCATTAATAAATGGAATGCAACTGCTACTTATGTAGTTGAAATAAACAAGCAAATAGAAATCACAGTTCCCGCTTCTACCACGGAACAATATAGTGAAATAGTTAGTAAGGTTCCTTATGATTTAACTGGTTCAGGGGTTTCTATAAAACTAATAGACGCAGGAAACCTATCCCTTGCTTCTTACAGATTCTATTTTGCGTTAGATAGCGGACCAGTAACAGAAGTCAATAGGCTTATGTGGTATGTTTCTGGTAGTAATATAAAAGCCTATGACGCTGTTAATGGATTTGTTTATACCGCTACCTACGTTTCCGCTACCTATCGTTATTTACGAATACGAGAAGCGTCAGGAACAATCTACTGGGATTATTCTGCTGATGGGATATATTGGACAAATGCGATATCAAAAGCAAACCCATTTTCAGTAACCTCTAAATATGTTGAGTTTTATGGCTATACATCTAATCCAGAAGCTCTTGATTCTATCGCTAAAATTGACGACTTTAATATATTGCCGAGTGGAA